ACAGTTCAAAGGAAGTGTGAATATACTTCACCTTGTCAGTATCAACCAAATTGGTACGAGTCAGAAAAGAGCTGATCCGATACTTCGCAAGCTTGTTATCACTCCAAGAAACAACAATATCTTCGGGGTTGAAGTTGTTGTAAATCTCGTAGATCAAAAACTGACGAGTTGCAGGCTGAAACACACCCTCACCACAAACGTAATCAACACGCTTTTCGATCTCACGCATCGTAGGAGCAACACCAGCTTCTCCATTCGTATCAAGATAACGCTGACACATGTTAGAAACAGTGCGCTTCACATCGTGAGTGGAAATAGGCGCAGCAGGATCATGGATAGCATTAAACCGCAAACCGGCGCTATCAATCGCATCCTGTACCTGTTCATCAGTATATCCAGGCTTGCGCTTGTAGATAGCAACAATCAAGTTCTTAGTCTCAAAAGGCGTATGAGCAAGAATCGCACCACGAGTATCACCAGTGATCGTCACGCATCCATCAGGATTGTCATTCCAACGAAACCAAGAGATAGGTGGATACTTAAGCTTCCAACCATTACGTTCAATGTTCTGCTTAATATCGTTGAACTTCGTATTTGCACTCTTAGAACCAACACGATTACGCTGGTGATTAGTACGAGCAATAGCAGGCATAAGTTCAAAACCAACAAACTCAATCGCATCAGGCAACTTGTCACCGTAAAGCTCAGGATAAAACTTCTTCCAGTGAGCCTCGTAGATAGCCCTAGTGATCTCAAGATGTGCTTCGGTAAATTCATCAGTTTGCAAGAGGTCGATGACCACCTCATCAGTAGATTTGATAACCATTTTTTAACTCCTTATAAGTAAGTTATCTTCAACAAGTTTTGCCGGTAATGTTCCGACTCTGCTTGTTGTTTTAGTGAACCATTTCACTATATCTATTTATAACATGTGATATAAAGATTGTCAATGCACTTAATAACTTTTTTTTGGTTTTTCTCTATATTCTCTGAAATATAATTTTGCAGATGGTTGAACAAGTAACATAAGGTCTTGTGTTTTTCTATGTGGCCTATTTTTCCAACCATACCAATTTGATTTCTTACCCTTATCGTATGGTGGATCAAAATCAAATGCATCATATTGTTCAGCAGTTATATCTATAATTTTATCACCATCCTGTAACCACCAATGTCGTTCTGCTGGGCCTTGACACTTTCCACTCATAACTTTTAGATTTGCATCTTTGAAAAAATAATACAAAGCTTGATTAGCATGGTAACAATGGCCAAACATAGGATTGCCAAGATTTCTATCTCTATATCTAGGTGGGCAAAATTTAAGATACAGTTTACTTCTAATCTGGTCACACACCGTTTCTAGATCATCTGGATAGTTATACTGTTTATATTTTAAAATCCAAGCAGACCACGGCTCATAGTGTTTAGGTGCAAGTTTGATATATTTTTTGTGTTCAACGGATGATGTCGATGTCATCTGCACAGTTCCAAGTTTCTAGTTCAGTCCTCAAACGGCCGTCAGCCTTGAGAGACGCAAACCTCTTAGAGGCTTTGTTTCTCCACCAATCACATACGCCATCAAACGAGTAACGCTCGTAGTTCTCTTTCTTGCGTAGTTCTTCAGTTTCAAAATTAAGATATTCTTTTACATTTTCAAACCCAAAGTCTGACATATACTGTCGCTTCTTTTCTGTCAACCCCTTTGCATTGTTACATGCTTCAACAAACTTAGAATATTCTGGTGTATCTTTGAGAGATGCCTTGATGATAGAAATCATCTTAGTCTGGCTCTTTAGTTTTCTGCTTGATGCGTTAGGGTCTATCAATGGCCCACCATTACGTTCCTTGAACCAATCATTTAAATCGTGATAGTTGGCATCGTTGATTAGTGGCGCAAAGTCTGATACGGTATTTCCTTTATAACGCAAGAACGGTTTCATGCCATCATACTGTGAACAGCTCTTAGTTGAACCATAAAGACTAGTGGTTTCGAACATACAGAATGGCCCACCGTATTTTTTATCCAGTGTATCTTTCGTTAGATGTGAACAACAAATGGCAGCCAGTAGTTTACCACCAAGATAATTGAAACCAAACGGCTGCGTTGGTACTATGATAAATCCCATTATAGCAGAGTCATTGAATCGTTTCATCACTTTGGCGTCTAATGTGTCCAGAGGTTTACCAAGAAAATCGTTTCTAGGCTTAGAGTTGATGGTAGGTGAGCCCAGACGAATAAATCCAGCAATCTTGCCTGTATTCTTTTCATAAACCACCCACTTGATTGCTTTACCAGGCACGGACACCTCAACAGCATGAGAGGTTACAATCTCCAGATAATTTACAAATATCTCTGTGGTTACTTCATGGCACTCAAACTCCATGTCATTCGGATGCATAGAGAAATCATCGAACATATCATCTTGCGGGCCCATGCCAGGCAATGCTGTGGGGTAGTTCGACATTCTTTCAAGTTTTACCTTGCGTAGATAGTCATCAATTCTGCCAAAGTTTGCAAAGTAATCGATGAATACATTAGCCGCATGAAGAGCATCATCTCTATTTAATATCATATATCACCTATGGAGCGGAGAGAAGGAATCGCACCCTCATTTCCAGTTTGGTAAACTGGCGTAATGCTGTTATACCATCTCCGCATTACAGGAAGTCCAACAAATTGCCTTGGGTTCCGTAACTATTATCTATCGACCAATTTATCTTTTCAGTTATAAACTTCAGCGGTTCCACAAAACTCTTTTCAAATTGTACATCATAGTCTATATTTTTAACAATGTCAAGTTCCTTTGGAACTTCTGTCATAAAGGAAAATGCAGTTGAGACATAGATGTTGGGTTGTTTCATATGCAGAAACTTAATCTTGTCTCCCTCTTGAATATTTGGATATTTGTTTTGCAATTTGTTTTTCTTAATTAAGTAATTATATAATAAGGCTCCCTTGACATGAATTGGAGTTCCCTTCTTAAATAGAGAAGCATCATCCGTATACCTACGCACGCCATTACAACTTCTAGGATAAGCAATCAATTCTGGGTCAAGTTTCATAAACTCTTCTCTAAATTCCTGTATAAAGGTATTTAGCATTATCTCATCACCGTTCATAATGATCGGCAAAGCTTCTTTAATCTTCTCTCGACAAGCAGCTGGTGTTGAACTTTTGACAGCTTCAACTCCCATGATTTTGAGTTTAGGCTCTTTGTATCGTACCCCCTCGCTGTCCCACACATTTAAAATGTATCGTTTCTTAGCAGTCCAGATACCTTTATCTGCAATCACTTCTCTCGACATAACCATCTTCTGTTCATATGCATTCATATTCTGAGCAAGAGTTTTATAACTTTTATCAATAAATGGTTCCAGCTTCTCTTTTGCAATCTTATCCAAGAAGGAGACAATTCTACTAGTTTCAGTTCCATCCTTAAACACTTTGTTGATAAGAGCATCAAACGTGATGTAAACTGAGTCCGTGTCGCTCGCAACAACGTAGTCAATTTTGTCGGTTTCCAAAATTTTGTTAAGATATATGTTAAGAGCCTTTTCAATCCATCGTATAGCCAACTGACCACTTGTTGTAATCGCTTCAGCATTTCGCAAATCAAAATACCTAAACCAAGTATTCCCAATAGCACCATACGCACTATTAAGGGATATTTTTTTCGCCATCTGAATGTTGTTGTATTTGGAAATATCTTTGAGAAGACTTTTGTCTTTAGTGTCCTCATATTTTTGTTTAACTTCCAATAATAATTTTTTATATTTAACTCTATCATTGTAAATAGTCTCCATTAATTCTGGAAGAAACCCCCTCTTATCCTTTCTAAAAAACGCACCATTAGGAGTCATACTGTACTTCGTTTTATTTGTTATATCACCTTTTAAAATTTTATCAACCATTTTCTCTGGCACTTCTTCATTAGAAGGAATTAGAGTCTCTGGTGAAATATTATATTGCATGATTAAATGTGGGTACAGGGAATTTAAATCAAAAGACATTACCCAGTTATGCATACCAACAATTGGGTCTTTTACATATGCTCCTTCATATTTTTCAATCTTTTTGTTTACCTTCTTGGGTGGTATGACAATATTCTTTTTGCAAAGATGGTTATAAATGATAATGTCCCAATATCTCACAGTTCCAAGGACATCTGTAAAGTTCACCTTAGCATCATAAGCCATTGTTAAACACAACTCAATCAGCTTCATCTTATCTTCTAATTTATCAACTAACTCCACATCTGTAATGTTATATTCAATAAATGATTGATAATCTTTAGTATACCATTCACGAAACGTATCAAAGGGATTTCCTGATTTACGTTCACCCAATTCCACGAATGCAATATGGTCAAGAGTATATCGTTCCTGATTAGTGTATGTGAACTTACGATACAGGTCAA